AATCCTAGTAGGTTTATTTAACCTTACTTTTCTACCTTTATACTTAGCCATTATTTACCTACTTTTCTCATTGCTAATTTATGTGATTGTGTAAATGTTTTTCCTTTTTTCATAGCACTTACCATTGATTTTAAATGTTTTCCTGTATGGTGTCTAGCATGTCTTCTCATTGCTTTTTTTTGTCTTGTTGTTAAACCATTTAGACTAACACCTTTTAACGTAGTTTTTCTTACCATTTACTTCTCCAATATTTTCTAGTTATTGCTATACATAAGATTATAAACACAACACTTGCTAAATCTATTAAATGATTACCTGAATCACTTTCAATACTACCAATAGGTGTTTCTAATTTTATGCTTTTAGTTTTATTCATCTTCTGTCATTCCACCTTGTTCCATCATTCTAAGAAACTTATCTTTAAGTCCATTACCTGATAGTCTTGCTATTATTTCTACCTGAGCCTTAAATACACCATTAAGTTTCTTTTGTTCCATTTGCACCTTCTTCTGCTGATCAATAAGTTTTATAATAATACCTTCCAACCTCTTGAAATCTTGGTCTAGTTCTGTCATCAAGGTTTCCTGTATGAACCTGTTTTGTTTCCAAATGAAGAATCCGAATGCTATTGTCATTGCTACAGGTATTCCAAATTGTTCCAATATCGTAAAAAAATCCATTACTTTTTCCTTCCATCAACTACTTCTCCTCTAAATACAGTTACTCCCTTTAAGATTTCTATTACCTCTACAATAAAGTTACCATTTTTGAAAAAGTGTACTAATGCAAAACCATGATTCCAATTAACAGGCTTACCTAATAACCAATCCTCATCTTTAGTTATGTCTTTTAAGCAGCCCATACTCCATGAACTAATTGTCTTTTCGTATTCTGACTTTGTAAATCTTTGTAGGTCATGCGTGTGTCCATACATAATGTTTTTACCATACTTATCTATATGTGAAAACGTGTGATATTTAGATGTATATTTTCCATGAGTAAATAACATTTTTCCTATCTGTAACACCTTTTTTTGTTTGTAGGGGTAATATTCATATCCTCGTTCTTCAAGTTTTAATGCATTTTGTGTGTAATATTCAGGTCTATCATTTCTTTTAGCAACTTTATCTAACCATAACTCATGATTACCTTGCATAAAATATCTTTCTTTACAACCTGCTATATCTAATGACCTATCAATTTCGTCCATACATTTATTTACTTGTTTAACCTGTTTTTGTCGCATTGGATTTAATATTTGTGGTGGAGGTTTTTCAATTTCTTTCCACTTGTGTGTACCAAACAAATCCCATTCACCTGTATCTCCTAAATCTATGTAAATATCAGGTTTTGCTATTTCAATACACTTACACACCACATTGACTGCTTTTTGACAATGTATAGGAAAGTGTTTATCAGGTGTTACTAGTGCAGTTTTAATCATTTTCTACCTTCAGTTGATTTCTTATATTTTATTGGCTCACTTAAATCTTCACCTTCATATTGAATTGGTACTAATTGACAATTACAATTATGTCCACATACACTAAATTCACTCTTAGGCATACCTATGTTTCTAAAAAACTCTAAATCACCTGTAAATCCATGTCTAGGTTTACAATCAGGACATATATTTTTTCCTACTGTAATCCATTTGTATTGTTTTAATCCTTGTTGTTCAAATACTTTTTGTGCTGCTATATTACCTGCTTCTTCTACTGCATTTTTAGATATGTTCTTAACACCATTTTTAAGTTGTCCAAATATTCTACCACCTGCTATAAGATCTGCTACTAACACTTTTCTTATTTCAGATTTAGCCATACCTGATAATCTCATAGCATTTATACGAGATAATAAGTTAGATGTAACAATTAATGATAGGTCATCTATCTTTTTGGCTATTTTTATGTTAAGTTCATTGTATGTGTTCATAGTCTTGAATATAGTTTAATTAGTTTAGATTTTAGCATTTTTTCAATTTTTGGTAATGCAGTCTTGTATATATCAAACCATTCTCTTTGTGGTGGTCTACCTGCCTGTTTACCACCTTGATCATGATAACCACCAATCTCTACTCTTTGTTTTGCTACACTTATGGTTGTTTTACCTTTTTTACCTTTAACAGGTGGTAATTTTCTCATCATACCTGTAGCAATGAGTGGTTTTAGTGGTTGACCTTTTTTTCTTTTTTGTTTAATTGTAGAAGGTGCTAGTTTTTTAAACTTTTTACCTTTTGGCCCTGTAGATCTGTCTATACCTGATTTGATTTCTTTTACATTGATTTGTGCTGCTAAGAATACAGCATCATCTATTAGTTTATTAATGTTTTGTTTAAAGTCTATATCTGACTTAATCTTTTTGAAGTTTGCTTCCAATACTTTTTACTATCCTATCTGCTTTTAATTCACCTGCTTCTATAGCCTGTGTAAGTTCATCATCTAATGATTCAAAGAATTGTTTTGATAGTTCTTGCATATATTGCTCAGGATTTGCAAGTAATTGGTCAATGTCTATAACTCTTAATAACTCATCTATTTCTCTATCAATTTGTTCTTCTAAATCAGTTATTTTGTCTAAATATGCTTTAAGTACCTTCGCCATTTGCTCGGTTTAGTTTAAATATGTTTTCTGTTGTATCTGCTTCTTGTTTTTTCTCATCTAAGTGATCAATAGCAGATTGTCTATCAGGGAATTTATCAGGATCTATATACATCAAATAATCATACTTATCTGCAATACCATTTTTAAACTTCCAATCCCATTCCTTTAGTTCTGCTGCAGGATCAGGAAACTTAACTTCTGCATAGTCAAGTGATATACCTTCAGGTAATTGTAATCCTGTTTCTACCTGTGCTATCACTCTTTCAATCTCATACATGTGTTTTTCTGCTCTAGCCCACTTTTCTACTTCATCTTCTCTTGCTTCAAGTAGTTCTAGGTTTTCTATTTTAAGTGCAACACCTGATTGACTTCCTGATAACCCAAAATCAAAGTTTATATTGTTGTTAAATGCTATTGTTTTTAATTGGAACTCTATACCTTGCTTAATGCTTGTAACGTCTGTATTTGATGATATATTGCTCATACTACCTTCATCTACTACCACTACTTTGTTAAGTCCTAGTTGTATATTGTTAGCATCAACCCTGCCTTCTATAACAAATTGTCCACCTGCTGTTCTTATATGGTGTTGTAACATTGTCATAGCAATATCTATTTGCTTATTACCAAGTGCAATATCCATAGCACCTTCATTCCAAAACTCATCTACCATTGAATTAGGTTGCACAAAAACAAATGGTAATCTTCCATAAGGGTTTATATCTTCTTCGTTTACACTTATTTTCTTACCTGTAGAATCAAACATAAAGTGTTTATCAGCACTCCAATACACATATATATCTTCTTGTGTATTTCTCCAATCTGCTGTTGCTTTATTAAGTGGATATGTAATTGCTATAGGCTCTAGTGGATTCATAGGATCCATAATAGGAACAAAATTCATTACAGGATTATACACAAACTTACCATCTTTCCAAGCAACATGTACAGCAACTGTGCCTAGTAAGTTTTGTATTCTTTCAAAAGATTTCATTTTATAGTTTTTATCTATAGTAAAATCATTGTAAGAATCATTTTCTACATCTCTAATTGGTGCATCTTTGTACACTAATGAAATACGATTAATTAACTTCTTGGTAAGATTGACACAATATAGTGGTATTTCTTGCTGTAGTGTGCCTGAAAAATACTGATCTATATATTTAGCAGTATTGTTGTATGTGTAGTAATCTAGTGCTTCATCTCTCATTTCTAGCATTGCACTATGGTTTTCCCACTTTAACTGCCTTATTGATTCTTCTATAATATCTTTTGCTGTTGAATATACTATCATTCCCTCTCCTAAGCCATATATGTTCTTGTTACAGGTTTTTTAACAGGAAATTCATAATCTACACTATATCTGAAGGCATCAGTAAGGTGAGTAAGTGCATTGTTAGACTTATCTATTTCTCTAGTGCCTTCTTTTAATACTACTTGTTCCAAGTCTTTTATAAACTCCTTACATTTAGGATCTACAATCGTAAAATCCATTGCCTTATTTACTGCATTAACACTATCAATTACTGATGGTGCTTTTTTCTTTACTCGTAATCCGAAGCCTTGCCTTCTAAGAATATCATGATCAGACATTAATGCTGATGTATGTCTATTCTTTCCTGCAGGATCAGGATAACAAATATAGTGTCCTGTTGTATCAACCTTTTGTCTTTTAGGTTGCAATAAGTTGGGATTCTCGTATGGATATTTTTCTTTTATTAGTTTAGCAAGTCTTTCAGTCATTAAGTCATTACCACCACTATGTGATAACTGTATCTCATCAAAAACTCTTATTTTAGGCTTATCTGCATAAATCTGAAATAAGACACAACTGATAGGATCTACGTTGAAATCCATTGCTATTCTAATAGGTAGGGAACTATTATAGGAAACTTGCTTTACATTCTTGTCTCTATCAAAAGCATAATAACAAGTTCCATACTGCAAATTTACAAAATTACCATCAATATAACTACTAATTAGTTTTTCATCATAGTTTTCATATAGTGAATCAATAAAGTCTTGTGGTAGGTATGTATTGTCTGTTGTTTTACCTTGTATCAAATCATAGCCTGATTTAGGTTTATCTTTCCATAAATCATATACAAAATTAAACCCTTCAGGTGTAGTGGTTATCCATGCACTTAAATGATTGCCATCTCTAAGCCTAGATAGGCCCATTTTCCAAGCCTTATCATCTTTTAATAGTGCTGCTTCATCTAATCCTACTCCTGCTAAATTTAGTCCTGCCCACCTACGATAGTTTTCTGCTGATCTAAGTATAATGTTAGAATAACCATTTTTCCATATAATGGTATATTTCATTTCACTTGCTCTATACTTATATTGGAATCCTAATTGTTCTAGTGTTTCTTCTAGTGTAGGTTGTAGAACATCTCTTATCATAGGAAATGTAGGTTCTGCTAGTAATATAGTTTTTGTTGGGTTTCTTCCTGCTTCTAGGATTGCTTTGAGTACAAATGCTACTGTCTTACCACTACCATATCCTGCTACAAGTGCAGGGTATTTAGATTTAGATCTTATAAAGTTATTCTGATGTTGGAATACTTTAAAGGACTTCAAGATCAAAGCCTTCTACAAGTTCATCTTCTAACACTATTGGGTTTTCTGATTGTCCTAGCATTTGCTTACCAAGCCATATAAGCATAGTAACATTTCCTTTTTCTGCTACTTTCCATTGTAGTTGTCTAAGTCTTGTTTTGCCTGATGCTCTACCTTTTATAAGATATTCGTCATAATTACGTCTGATTGTGCTTTCACTACAACCATAGAATTGTGCTATTTCTGTATTTGTACAACCGAACTCGGCTAACTCTTGTACCTTATTAGGTGGTATGTCATGTTTTTTTGGTCGAGCCATTTATATCTTTCATTAAAAATTTACTAAGCCAATACAATGCTATTTCATAAGGATTGATTTGGTGCTTTATACTATACATTTTACCACCTAAATTATGGTATTCAGTATGACATGCTCTACACACAGGTATTGCAGTAAAATGCTCTCTAAGGTTTTTCTTCCTATCTCTACCCATTCCTATCTGATCAATATGGTGTGGTTCTGTAGGAGTATGTTTATAACACAGACTACAATATTCTTGTTCCCTTAAATACTGCAGATATTGATGTGTTCTTTCCATTAGTATCTTGCTATCCAAGTATTGTTATGTAAATGTTTATATCTTGGTCGGTCTTTGTTTAATACTTGTTTTACTCGTAAATCTAAATACTTTGGAGAATCATCATATATAAATTGTTCATCTATCATAGCATCTATCAGTTGTTTACAACCACCTACTAGATTGTCATAATCTAATAACCTTTTTCTATAACTAACTATTTCAAGTGTAAAAAATGTTGGATTTTTAATGAGATCTGAATAATGTTTTTTCAATCTCATTTGGTTTCGGATCAGGAGTGCATATTCCTTCTTTAGCATTGACTTTTTAGCCCAATGCAACCTGTCTAATACATTTCTAGATTTTATTGTAATTGGTAAAATCATTAAGTGTCCTTATTCGTAGTTTAGTGAATGTTATACCACAAATACAACATTGTATATATAATAATACTTATTTAAGTTAGAATTATGAAAAAACCCACCAATGAAGAATTAATAGAAATCATTGCTAGAAATATGCTAGATATACTCAAACGTCTTGAAAATATTGAGCAATCTAATGAAAACAATGAGAAGATATTAATGTTTTTAGAAGATATATTTAATCCACCTAAGGATTTAATTGCTTCTGATGAAGAAATAGTAGCATTTTCAAAAGAACTTTACAAACAGATATGTGAGTATTGTGGTGAAGATGGTTTACAGTTCATGGCTATTGCATAACCATCTCTCATATATTTTTTCTTCTATACGTTCTATTTTTTTTTCATGTATAATGGCTTTTTGTTTAT